AGATTACTATGATCATATACTTAGATCTTGGGAGAAGTGGGGTTTTAGAAAACTAAGAGCTGAAGTTACAGTAGCTCAACAAACTATTGTTAAAGAACTTAAAGATAGTTATCTTAAACCTAATGGAATACCTCTTGTTATAGATGAGTATAGACCTACTAGACACTTAGGTGATAAGAGACAACGTATCAATGCAACACTAGAACCTAAGTATCATAATAATCAGATGTGGCATTACAAAGGTGGTAATTGTCAAGTACTAGAAGAAGAACTATCACAAGTACATCCACCTCATGATGACGTTAAAGATGCCTTAGCAAACGCTGTAGCTATCTCTGTAGTACCTAGACAAAGAAGTAATGGAGTTAGTATGATGTCTTCTAATGTTTTAACACACTCTCGTTTTGGGGGAGTATCTTACTAAGGAATATATATGGCAGGTAAAGTAGCACAATTTGAAAAAGCAATTAATCCAGATACAATGGCAAGAAACCTTGCTCATCTGTATAATCAATGGTGGATACAACGTCAAAACAAAGAAGCTGAGTGGAGAGAGTTACGTAACTATTTGTTTGCTACAGATACTACTACTACAACTAACTCTAGTCTTCCATGGAAAAACAAAACAACGCTACCTAAACTCACACAGATTAGAGATAACTTACATGCTAACTATATGGATGCTTTGTTTCCTAATGATGATTGGATGAAGTGGGAGGGAGCCACTTTAGAAGATACATATGTAAATAAACGTAAAGCTATTGAAGCTTATCTTAAAACTAAAACTAAAGAATCTGGTTTTAAAGAAACTATATCTCAATTAGTAGCAGATTATATTGACTATGGTAACTGTTTTGCAGAAGTACAATATGTTAATGAAATAGAAAAAGGTAGTCGAGATAATAATCCTACTACAGTTTATAATGGACCTAAGTTAGTTCGTATTTCTCCATTTGATATTGTATTTAATCCTACTGCTCCATCATTTAAAGAATCTCCTAAGTTTACTAGATATATTAAATCTATAGGTGAACTTATGATTGATGTAGAAGATAGACCAGAATTAGAATATGATAAAGCATCTTTAGATAAAGCTTTAGAAATTAGAAATAGTTTATCGCAATTTAAAGTAGAAGATATTAATAGAGCTGAAGCATTTACTGTAGATGGGTTTGGATCTTTACAAGAATATTATCAATCAGGTTATGTAGAAATCTTAGAATTTGAAGGTGACTATTACGATAGAATTGAAAAGAAATTATATCGCAATCAAATTATAACTATCTTAGATAGAAGTTATGTTTTAAGAACAATGGATAATCCTTCTTATTTAGGACAAGATAGTAAGTTCCATGTAGGATGGAGAAAACGTCCTGATAACTTATACGCTATGGGTCCATTAGATAACTTAGTAGGCTTACAGTATCGTATTGATCATTTAGAAAATCTTAAAGCTGATGCTTTAGATCTTACTATACATCCACCACTTAAAGTTGTAGGAGACGTAGAACCATTTACATGGGGTCCTGAAGAAACAATTCATATTCCAGAAGATGGTGATGTACAGGCTATGGCTCCTAATGCTGCTGCTTTTCAAGTTAATAATGAGATTGCAGCTATATTAAATGTAATGGAAGAAATGGCAGGAGCTCCTAAAGAAGCTATGGGTTTTAGAAGTCCAGGTGAAAAAACAGCATTTGAAGTTCAGCAACTACAGAATGCAGCTTCTCGTATTTTCCAAAATAAAATTAATCAATTTGAAACTGAGTTCTTAGAACCTGTTTTAAATTCTATGTTAGAGTCAGCTAAACGTAACTTAGACTTACCTGAGTTAGCTAAAGTTATGGATGATGACTTTGGTGTTGCTGATTTCTTATCAGTAACTAAAGAAGATTTAACTGCTCGTGGTAAGCTTAGACCTATTGGTGCTAGACATTATGCTGCGAGAGCACAGTTAATGCAGAATATGTTAGGTGTATTTAATAGTCCTATAGGACAATATATAGCTCCACATATATCTGCTAAGAAACTTGCAAATATGGTTGAAGAGTATATGGGCTTTGAGAAGTTTGACTTTATTAAAGACAATGCAGCATTGTTTGAGGGTGCTGAACAAGAGCAACTTAAGATGCAAATTCAACAAGATTTACAAGCACAAGCAGGTCAACCTAGTGCTCAAGAAAGGTCTTTAGACCAAGACTTGCAGGCTATGCAAGAAAATATGCCTGAATAGATTGACAATTCGTAAAATTTATGGTATAATATTTATATGAATTTGAAAGATGAAAAAGGCAAAGCTTTATCAAAAGCTGAAGCCTTTAAGATAATAAGGACTTATTGTCAAGAACAAATAAGTTTATCTCAACGAAAGGCAATAGATGAGTCTACATTTGATAAACCTTCATGGTCTGAATACCATGCTTATCAATTAGGCTTTCAAAAAGCCTTCTCAAAATTATATAATCTTATTCCTGACCAAGGAGAAAAATAATGAGTGAAGAACAAGTAACACAAGAACAATCTGTTGAACCAACTACCCAAGAGGCTCAACAACAAGATACCCAAGCTAAACCATTCGAGATTCCGACCGAAGCTCAAGAATTGGTAGGTGAAGGTAAGAAGTATTCTAGTGCAGAAGAAGCGTTAAAATCGGTACCTCATGCTCAACAGCATATCAAAACCCTAGAGGAAGAGATGGCTCAATTGAAAGAGGAACTAACTAAACGTAAAACTACACAAGAACTTCTTGATGAAATAAAGTCTGGAGTACAACCTGTAGAGAAAACCACTCAGGAGGTTGGATTGAACCAAGATAATATTATGGAGTTAGTTAATCAAACTCTTAAACAAAATGAACAGAAAAAAACTGCTCAAGCAAATGCTTCTCAGGTAGCTTCTAAGTTTTCTGAGAAATTTGGATCCAATGCAGAAACTGTTTATAATAGTTTAGCTAAAGATTTGAATCTTACTCCACAGAAACTAAATGAGCTCGCAGCTACATCTCCTAACTTAGTATTAAGGTTAGCTGATTTAGAACCTAATGTTAAAACTAATGTATCCAAAACTTCTAGTTCTGTAAATACAGAAGCTTTAGCACAGAATAAACCTCCACAAGAGATATCTGCAAGGGTTCCTAAAGGTGCTAAAACTAGTGACTTAGTTAATGCTTGGAGAGCAGCAGGCGAGAAAGTTAAACAACAATCTTAATTTAAGGAGGGCTTATAATGGCTCAAAATACTACAAATACTAATGCGTTTATTGAATCGCAACAGTATTCTCAGTTCATCCTTGAAAACTTACATGACTATCTGTTACCAGAAGGTATGTATAGAGACGTTTCTGACTTCGGTTCAGGTACAACTTTAAACATCAAGACAGTTGGTTCAGTAACAATTCAAGATGCTGCTGAAGATACACCTTTAAACTTTTCACCTATTGACACAGGTACTATCTCACTTTCTATTACTGACTATGTTGGTGATGCTTGGAAAGTTACAGATGACCTACGTGAAGATGGTTCTCAAATCGACACATTAATGGCGATGAGAGCTCAAGAATCTACACGTGCTCTTGGTGAAAACCATGAAACTAAGTTCTTAAGCGTTGCTAACGCAGCTCAAACTGCAGCAGGTCTTAACTTAGTAAACGGCAGACCACACAGATGGGTTGGTTCTGCAGCTTCTAATGCACGTACATTAACATTAGATGATTTCATCTCAATGAAATTAGCTTTTGATAAAGCTAACGTACCTGCAGGTGGACGTATTGCTGTAGTTGATCCAGTTGTTGAAGCTACATTAAATAGCTTACAAAACTTAGTAAACGTTTCTAACAACCCAATGTTTGAAGGTATGGTTACAGAAGGTTTTGCTCGTGATCATAAATTCGTAAGAAACATTTTTGGTTGGGACGTTTATACTTCTAACTTCTTACCAACATTAACTGCAACAGAAGCAATCAATGCATCAGCATATGGTTTAACATCTGAAACTGCTGCTGTTGGAGATAAAGCAAACATCTTTATGTGTGTGGCTGACGATACATGTAAGCCAATTATGCATGCATGGAGACGTGCTCCTCAAACAGAAGGTTGGAGAGACAACGAAGAAAGAGCTGACAAGTTCCAAGTAACTTCACGCTTTGG